TGAAAGTGAGCAGATTTCAAACCCAAGTGATACGCCCAATGTTTAGACGAAAACCCTTGCACGATTTCACCCGTGCGACTTATCGCAATGCAGGTTGCGATATTTACTGGATCAGCATCCCAATACTGAAAGGTTGCAACTCCGTCACCACCTCCAGCAGTATGATGCAAGTAGATTTGTGACTTAGGACATTCCTCTTTATAGTATCCGTTGAACCTAACTTGTTTCATCGGTGAAGAAGTTTGTGATGAACTTTCCAACTCCACCCGCAATGCCGATGATCAACATCAACTTGGGATGGTCAAGGTTCAAACCAGCAACAAACAACGATGCTCCGGCAATGGAATCACCAAGCACTCGGAATCGTTTGGGTGTAGGTTCAAAATAACCTTTTATCCTTGTCCTCTTTTTGGTTTGCACGATTTGTGTTTGTTGATGTGCTTGGTATGTCTGCGGAGCTTATTCTTTGGCTTTGCTCTGAAGGTGCTGATATTATTTGCCTTTGCCATCTATCGCATCAATTTTCTTTGCGTAGTAACGAATCGCAAACAAACCCGAAACAATACCAACGAGAGCCAAAGCAAGTGCAAAAACGGGTTGCCAAGTATTCGCAAAATGCAGAACTGCCGAACTGCCTGAGATAGCCGTTGCAATCGCAGCCGTTGTATCATTGTGAAGGTGTTTCATTATTTAATTGGTGGGGATGGTGGTAAAACTATTTCGTCATACGGTAAGCATTTGGTCAAGTCAACCAAACGACTAACTTCGGGATTTACCGTGAACCAATACACCCCAAATTTATCAATGATAGGATTGCAATAATCTAATGCACCAGCGTTTGGAAAATCTAATAACTCACACGCTTGTGTGTCTAAACTCTCAAACTCTGCCTTGTTTGTGCAAGGATAAAAGCACGGGTAAATTTGTGATTCCTCCATTAGAATGCGTTGTTATTAATTGTACGGATGTAATTGTACATTGCGGTTTGTTGGGCATTACTGTCAGCAATTTTTGAAATTAAATGTGTATTTATGATAAAATTTGCAAACCCATCAGCACCGTTAAATAATTTTATACCAGTTAAAGTATTGTCATTTAATGTACCCGTTGTTTTTGTTCCGTCATTTTTGCTAATACTTGAACTTGCCCCATTGTTTACAACTGCAAATTGCGATAAGATATTTCTTGTTAGTCCACTACTTGCCAAATTACTTGTATTTGTGTAGATGCTTAAAGAAGTTGATGCATCAGAGTAAAGGTTAAATCTATTACCAACTAATGCATCAGAAACACTTTTAGCCGCATTTGCTAATCTTGTTATTGCCCAATAACCACTTTTTACACCCGAAATTGCAATTGTGGCTGCCAAAGTATCATCAACCCCATCACTTTGCACAATCGTTCTATCCACCAAAGCACCTTTATAACCCGATGTTGCAGTTCCCGTGTTAATTGTCCAAACCTCACCCGTTGTACTTGTCCATTGTGTTTGACTTGTACTTGCGGTGTATTGGTTGGGATTGAATACTGACAATGGACTTCCTCCAATTGTTTCAGATATTTGTGCATAATAACAAATTGCATTTGTATCGTTAGAAGAATTGCCACCCGATAATATATTAAATTTACTTGCTACCGTTGTCATTGCTGCGTAAACACCAGTAATTGTAGTTCCTATTTGAGTAAAAGTTACTAAACTTTGGTCGGTGATATTATATTCTTCAGATTTGTAAAATTTGACCAAACTATTTATTCCTGATTTTTCAAGTGTAACTTTTAACCAACCATTATATCTTGTTGTAGTTGTACTTGCAGTAGCGGTTTGTGCTATTCCAGCTCCATAAAATAATTCAAATTTAGTTCCGTTATAAATACAATAAAATTGCCTACTTGTACCTGAATTATCAACACTTGCTAAAGCGTAACCACCAAAAAAAGAACCTAAAGTCAAATCAATTTTTATTATCAATTCAAGAGTATCGGTTTGAGTAAGTGACTTTGTAGCGGAGCAAGAACAATTCGATGCATTTTTATTGTAGTAATAATTCGCACCACTATGATCCAACAACAACGGCTGACTTGCTGCCGTTGTTTGGACTACATCGCCACTTGAACCGGCACAACTATATAATTTTTGAGCCGCTTGTCCTAAAGTTGTACCACTACCCGCCCCAAGTTTATAACCTAAGTAGTGAGCATCTAATCCCACGCTGATTGCAGTTGTAATGTCGGAAGTTGCATATATGGTTTTTACGGCATTAAAAAATGCATTTGTACCACTCACACCCGCTGGAACAACTCCACCGTCTGCAATTACTCTGTTGTAGTGTGCTTGTGCTTGTGCATCTATGCTGCCACCAAATAGACCAAGACCAAGACCAATGCCTATTCGTGGCATATCAATATCCGATTACTGAACCTGATGAAATGACAAATCCCGTAATCAACGAAGAATTTCCCGCTGGAAGGAATGCACCTTGTTTGAATGTCACCGCACTCATTCCACGAGTAGTTAGAACATTTGTTCCATCTACTGAGAAAGAAGTAAAAATTGTATCTTCTTGAACTACTACTGAATCATAAGCTACACCAGTAACGGTTGCAGCGGTGTGTCTTTTGAATCCATTGCTACCAGCAATGACGCTTGTTGAATTGCTCATATTGTGTGTATTTTTTCTATTAAAGTTGGAGTGTATTGTGTCACGCTTGATGTTGTTTCTACTTTTAGGATTCCGATTTCACAAAGTGTTCCACCGCTGGTGCTTACACTATACTCGTGTTCGCCTTCCAAGAGTGTTCCGGTTGTTCCTTCAATGAATTGGAACTTGTTGTATCTCTCCGTTTGTGTGCTGACATCGGTCAAGGTTCTTGTTAATACCGTTTCCGTTTGTCGATGTGTGAATGTAAATACATAAGATGCTGCACTTGCTTTCTCCGTCAAAGTCAAGTACCAATACTTCGTTTGTAGTTTGTTAATTGTCAGCATCAATACAAAATAGCGACTTGCGTTTTATGTAACAAAAAAGGGTGAGCAAATGCCCACCCCCTTTCTCTATGAATCAAGCGTACTTAAATTCCCAATGTAGTTACCACCGAACCTTGCAAGATGAAAGGTGCTTCGGCTTCGATTGCAGATAGAGTTACTTCGTATCCAGTAGAGTCACCCATTGCAGTACCCGTGTTGCTGACCATTGCAGTCACATCACAACCCAAGTCCTTACCAGCTAACCAATATTCGTCATTGTTCGTTTTCACGATTGCATAACAACGACCTTGTGCAAGGAGTTTCATCTCGTTGCGTTTGGTTGTTGACAATCTGCGAAGTTTGAACGCAATGTCAGCTTGGTTGAAAGATGTGCCGTTCTCAATCGAAACATTTGTGGTGTTTGTCAATGATCCGGTTGCTTTCGGTAGCTCGTAAGTGTATACATCGCCACTCACCACAGTTGTTGCAGTAACTACACCACTAACAACGGTAAACTTTGATGCAGTCCAACTGATTAGGTGGATGCTTTTGATACCCCCGATTGCTTCTTTGCAATCAAGGGTAAATCCTGATGTTAATAAACAAGGCATCCTATCTCAGATTAAAGGGTGAAATAAACAACTTCGGCTGGGAATGCAACTTGACATCCATAAGCAAAAGTCAAACGGAAACGAACTTCATCGTTATCTTGAGAATACCAAATTTTCACATCCTCTTCTTCGTTTGCAAGGTCAGTTCCTAAGAAGAAGTTTGACAATGAACCGGCAAACAATTTGTTTGTTCCGTTCAAACCACCAACGGCGATCAACTTCATATTGGTGCCAGGATAAACCATTTCCATTTCAGTTGCAGCATCAGCCACATAGTGAAACAAATTGGTGTTCTTCAAATTAACCAACATCAACTTGTAAGCATCAACACCCAAGAAACAAACTAAATCTGTTTTGGTTGCAACGGCAGCGGGGATGTTTGCATAGATTTGATCCAAGATGTCATCAATGTTTGCAGCAGTCACGGTTGTGAAAGTTGTTGGGGCAGCATTCGCCAATGTTGGAGATGCAGCAGCGATG